GTAAACAAAAGAATTATAGCCAAACTCTTTGAGCCTGTAGAGGAGAAGAAGACCATCATCCTCACTGTGAAAGAGCCGAAGAAAGATACCTTCGAAGTCTTGGCGGTAGCCGAGAACGAACAGGGCATAAAGGTAGGGGACAAGATCCTCATCGACAAGTACGACGCCCTTGAGAAAGAGATCGACGGCGAGAAGCTTTACATCATCCAGTGCGAGCGTGTGCTCGGAGTAATCGAATAATGTGCGGGGAGTGCAACTGGCCTATGGATAATAGGAAAGCTTACGACTTCGGAGACGCGTTCGAAAGAGCCGCCAAGTTCTGGGACCCAAACCAGACAGGACAGCCATACGAGCCAAATCCTGAAGTTGATGAGGAGCTAAAGAAGTTCACCGAAGGATTTGCTTACAAGGCGCCCAAGTTCGAGCACAACATGATACGGAAGCTTCTGAATGAAAGACCTAAGGGAAAGATAAGAATCATCGCCGACGATCCAGAGGAACAACACCTCGCTGATCAGTTGGCTTTGATAGTTAACCACTATCGCGAGAACGAAGAATGACCAAATCCAAGGGCAAGAAACCAATGACTGAGAAGCAGGTAGCTGCAAATAGAGTCAACTCTAAGAAGTCAAGTGGACGCCCTAGGATTCCTTTGATCACACCAGACCTTGATCAGGAAGGTCTAACAGATAAGCTACCTCCAAAGCCAATCGACTTTGAAGCAGTCCTTCACTGGATGGATTTAGGGGCGACTGCTGAGGAAATAGCCGGGGCTTTTCGGGTAGGAGTAAGGACTTTAGACCGAAGATTACAAGAGCATACTGGAATGGGGTTTGGCGAATTAAAAGAAAAGGTTTGTGGAGCTGCCAAAATTGCACTTAGAAAGAACCAATTTAATCTAACCAAAACTAATGCAACTATGGGAATCTGGCTCGGTAAACAATGGCTGGGTCAGAAAGAAGAACCTAAGACAATCGAAGGCTTCAATGGTGAGCTGAAAGAGTTCATTGATTTTTTAAAGCACAAGTATGCAAGGGGTAAAGATGATGTACAAAAAAGCGTTCCTGCAGGACCTGCAGAAGAAAGTAACGGAGAAGGGCATACAGTTCTATAAGGCCTTCGCTTCTGATATCTTCCATGACTCAGAGATGCAGGGCCAGATTAGAATAGGTGATTGCCCTATGTGCAAGAAGGGTGGCTCTATTCTTCATGCCTTTGGATCTAAGTACCATTGCTATGGATGCAACATGGACGGGGACCCAATCTCTTACCTAATGAACACCAGGAAGTGCGCCCTCTCCGAAGCTATCATGATCCTTGCTGCTTGGGTTGGGGTAGAATTCCCATTACCTCCCGCAGAGAAAGGGGAAGTGGCCGCAATCATGGACAAAGACGAATCAATTAAAGAGGCTGAACGCCTATTAAATCTAGGGGAGACCCGATAGGGTGCGAGGAATCATCTGCACTAAAAACCGAGGACGCTCGGCCTGTATGTCGACAATCAGGATTATTTGAGGCGGCTATGGTAGCCAAAGCATAAGGAACCAAGGTTTTGAGGGTGGCTAGAAAGAAACCCTCAGCTTTACAAAGGAGAGAGAATGGATAGTACATGGATAAAGGTAGACGACAACATATTAATAAATTTGGTTCATGTTGAGTCCATATCTTTTTACGACCGAGAGATATCATATGCCCGACCTTTTCAGGTTTGTTTTAATACGACGCATAATGAATATTTTCAGTCATTTAAAAGTAGAGAGGATAGGGAATCTGCCTTAGTGAAATTGGCCAAGAAACTCAAGGCGTTATAGATGCAGGAATTAAGCAAGAAGCAGCAAGAGTCCTTCATTCAGTCTGACGCTAGGATTAATATCTTCGAGGGACCTGTGCGTGCCGGGAAATCCTTTGTGTCCCTGCTTCGCTGGCTAGATTTCTGCGCCAATGGTCCACCTGGACCGCTTGTGATTTGCGGAAGGACAGACAAGACGATCAAACGAAATATCATTGCCCCGCTTCAAGACCTGGTCGGATCGGCTGTGGTTTACAAGCAAGGGAAGGGGGAAGTTCAGTTATATGATCGCGTTATGTACGTTGTTGGTGCGAACGATGATAGGGCAGAGGCAAAGATTAGAGGATCTGAGTTTTCAGGTGGTCTTATTGATGAGGCCACATTACTTCCAGAGAGCTTTTTTAAGATGCTGCTTTCTCGTCTGTCAGTTAGGGGCGCCCAATTGTTTGCTTCTACTAACCCTGATTCGCCGTATCATTGGCTCAAGAGAGATTTCATAGACCGGGAGAAGGAACTTGATCTCAAAACATTCAGCTTCAATATTACAGACAATCCGTCGCTCTCGGAAAAGTACATCAAAGACTTGTCCAACGAGTATCAAGGACTGTGGCACAAGCGATACATCGAGGGAAAGTGGGTGCTTGCCGAAGGAGCCGTCTATGACTTCTTCGACGAGAAAATTCACGTTATCCCTTACCCCAACGCACCTGCAAGCTATTACATTGTGGGCGTGGACTATGGCACCACGAACCCTTGTGCTTTTGTACTTATTGGCTATAACGCTGGTAATTATCCTAATATGTGGTTGGAAAAGGAATACTATTACGATTCGAAGAAGACCATGAGACAGAAGTCCGACTATGAATACGTCAAAGACTTCATCGATTTCATCGACGGCTACCATGTAAAGCAGATTTACATTGACCCATCTGCCGCATCTCTTCGTCAGGAGATGATGCGCAACGGAGTCAAGAATGTAGCGGATGCAGCAAACGACGTTTTGCCTGGTATTCGCTTCCAAGGCCAGCTTTTAACAAATGGTACTTACAAAATATGTTCGAATTGTGTTGAATCAATAAAAGAATACAGTAACTATTTGTGGGACTCAAAAGCCTCGGAAAGGGGACTCGATGAACCTATTAAGAAGTTCGATCATAGTTTGGATGCTCAACGTTACGCATTGTTCACGCACTTTTTTCACCAAAAGTCAACAAGAATGACAGAAAGTGATGCTGTGGAAATGGAAAGAATGTATATTAGGCGTTAGAATAAAGAATTTATTGCAAGCTAAATTTGGAGTACGGTATGAAAAAGAAAGATAAACCTAAGGCTAAACCAGCTAAGGCCCCTGCGAAGGCTGTAGTTGCGATGGTCGAAGTTAAGAAAAAGCCAATGAAAAAAGGCAAATGCTAATGCCAAAGAACTGGATTAAGGGTGCTGTAGAGCATCCCGGAGCTCTTAGGAAAGCATTGCACGTCAAGAAAGGTGAAGACATCCCAGCGGCCAAGTTAAAGAAAGCGGCTGATTCGTCTAACCCGACTATGCGAAAACGTGCGATACTTGCTGAGACTCTTAGTAAAATGAGCAAGAAGAAAAAGTAGGCGCCCAACCACCCTTCCGATTTCCGATTTCCTTAGGGAAATAAGAAACAAGAAGGCCGGCGCAAAATGAACTTCGCGGGTCGAGACTGATCATCTCACAGCTATGCCAATACGTAGCACCCGCACCTTTATTGGAAGGTAGTCGTACGACTATATCGTACAGCTATACTTAACCGAAGGTGCTGACTTGGCTACAGGCATAAACATCGTCAATGAATACAATGACTTCTATCAGGAGGCGTACTACGCCTGGAATCCGTTCTATCCATTGGCTGATACGGATCTGCGAATGTTTCTCGGGGACCAGTGGGATGCTCAGGAAAAGCAGCTTCTCTTCGATGCTGGACGTAACCAATGGGTTTACAACCTCGTCCGCAAAAATATCAATATGGTTGACGGCTATCAAAGGTCGCACCGTCTAAGTTCAATTGTTGTTCCCCAAGAATCAAAAGACCAGCTAGCCGCTGATGAACTCTCCGATCTACTTCAATACGTTTATCAAGCAGGCGATGGTTACAAATACATTTCAGATGCCTTCTCTGGCGGGATTAAAACCGGCTGGAACCTTGCCACAGTGTGGATGGATTACCGCGAAGACCCAGTAAATGGGGACATAAAGTTCGGAAGAGAACCATATTCGGGGTTTATCACAGATCCATATTTCACACAATTAGACCTCAGCGATTGTGGTTATGTAATGCGCCGCAAGTACATGACTCCTGAAATGGCAGCATCATTGCTTCCTACAATGGAGAATGACGTGTGGGACATCCATTCATCTGGATGGTCAAGAGATGATAAGTTCACCTGGCTTCCCTACCAAACCCAGCCTAATGGTCAAGACTTCATGGCCTATAACGAATTTCATAAACAGATGTGGAAGAAAGTCCCAGTCTTAGTGGATGAGCAGACAGGTGAATATACCGAGTGGAAAGGCCCAAAAGACGCAATGCGTTACATGCTGGACAAGTACCCTCAGCTCAAAGTCGTTCAACAGCCCAAGCGCTTCATCGAGACTCACATCATCCTAAACGATGTTCACATGAAGACCCAGGAGAACCAATTCGGCCTAGACGAGTACAGTTTTGTACCCTTCGTCGGCGTGTTCGAACCTGAATCAGAGTTCTGGGGCCTCAAGCTACAATCACTTACGCGTTGCATGATCAGTCCTCAGAGGTTGACAAACCGAGTTCTGTCCCAAATGGTCGATATAAATGACTCGCAGATCAACTCAGGATTCATCGCCGATGAGGATTCGGTCATCAATCCTCGCTCCCTCTTCCAGACTTCTCAAGGCCGCGTTATCTGGCGCGATAAGAACTCAAGACCAGGCGCTATCGAAAAGATCGCACCGGCAAACATCCCAGCCTCCTTCTTCCAGCTTCAAGAGATCTTCTCTAAAGGCCCATCAGAAATCCTAGGGGTAAATGAAGCTGCCTTCGGGAATCCTGCATCAGCCAATGAGACAGGCGTCATGATGATGATGAGACAGGCAGCCTCGGTAAACAATCTACAGCAAGTCTTCGATAACCTTCGTTACGCTCAGAAGCTCCTCTCTAAGAAAGTATTGAAGCTCATCCAGACATGGAGCCCAGAAAAGGTAGCCAGAATCCTAGGCAGACAGCCAACTCCTCAGTTCTATTCTAAAGATTTCATTAAGTATGACATCTCCGTTCAAGAGGGAATGCTCACCGATACTCAACGTCAGATGCACTTCCGTCAGCTTGTCGATGTGTACCAGCTCACAGGTGGTCCTCAAGGAAGCCCAATTACCCCTGCAATGCTCGTCAAAGCGGCCCCGATCCAAGGTGGAAGCCAGCTCAACGCAGAGATCGCAGAGAACCAAAAACAAGCCGCTCAACAGCAACAACAACAGCAACAGGTTCAACAGGCCGTTCTTGCCTCTCAATTGGAGAACCAAAAGGCTTCTTCACTCGAAAAGGTCGCCGGAGCGAAAGAGCGCTTTACAAGAGCCGTGGCAAACCTTGGTCTCGAAGACGAGCGTGCAGCTCGTGCTATCGATGACAGAGCTTCTGCCGCCCTTGATAGAGCTAAGGCAGTCCGCGAGCTTTCCATGCTCGATGATGACAACCTTATTAAATACCTATCGATCGTCCGCATGATGGAACAGTCCAATAAGGCGCAAGAAGAACAGATTAAGGCTGACGACGTCAAGATTTCCGCCCAAGGAGAGCAAGCAGCAACTCCTTCGGTAGAAGAGTACCTAGCTGGTCAACAGGGCCAGATGGGTCAAGTAAACCAAACCAATGAGGTGCCCAATGGCCGATTATAAAGCTGAAAAGGCTATGTCTAAAAGAGACGTATCCCGAGGTGATCGTTCAGGTATGGCTTCTAAGACGTTTGATGTACAAGACAACGCCCAATCAGGCGAAGTCCGAAAAATCAACACGAATTCTGAGCAATATGACCTGAATAGAATCAAGCCATACTCTGACGGTAGCAAAGGCTATCCTGCAGAGGCATGGAATTATAAGTATTAAGGAGAAAAGTGAATGGTCCAATTAACAGGGGAAACCCGCGACGCGATCATAGAAGACGATAATAAGATAATACAGCAAATCATCGCTGCCAATAGTGCTCGACGCGAGAAATATTGGGTTGTTGTATTCGCTAAGCCGTCTAATCGTCACGTTGAAGGGAAGCCCGTAATGATCAAACACATTAAAGCCTACGGTGTAAAGCCAATGGCGCAAGTCGGAATGATAGTAGGGGAAGTCGATAACTCCACTGGTGAAATCAGTTGGGAAGTCAATATGCCCGATCGTCCTTTCGATGAAGCTAAGCTCATCACTTTAGGTGGTAAGGCATGCGATGAGATTGTCAGGGATACAACCTCAATAGCTAGCTCTTACGTAACACAATAATGCCGCCGATTTAACGGGCGTAACAGGAGAACTACGATGGATGAAAACCACGTTTCGGGCGAACAAACACAGACAGCCGCCGTGTCACCAGATGCTAATTATTCGTCACCAGGCGCTCAGGAAAGGGTAGTACCCCTATCCGCCTTAGAAGCGGAGCGTGCGAAGAGGCAGCAAACGGAGGATGAGAACCGAATGATGAAGGATCATTTTGCGCTCATGCAAGCTCAAACAGCAAGACCCCAAGCTCCCCAGCATCAACAGCCGGATGAGTTTGATGGTCTCCAAGACTCTGACGTAATGACAGTAGGAGAGTTTAAAAAGCACTCCAACAGAATTGCAGGTCAGTTTCAGATGACGCTGGAAGAACTTAAAATGACGCAAAGACATCCCGATTATCAAGAGGTTGTCTCCAAGTATTTACCCGAACTTTTTAAAACCAATCCCGGGCTTCGGGAGTCACTTAAAAAGTCTCAGGACTATGAACTGGCGTATTACTTAGCTAAAAACTCCGATACATATCGGAACTCGAACCAAAAACAAGAGCGCAACGCTGATGCAGATCGCATCATTAAGAACTCCCAGCAAATGGGTAGTCTATCAAGTTTGGGCAGCTCTACACCGGTTTCGCAAGCTAAGAGATACAAGGACATGAGCGATGAGGATTTTAGGAATTTGACTCAGAAGAACATGGGGTATTAAACGAGGAATAAACGATGAGTAGCTCAATTACTACAGTCGCTGTTCTACCTCCAGCTGTTCGGGAGTACTATGATCGTCTTTTGTTAATGACTGCGTATCCAACGCTGATTTATACAAAATTCGCTCAGAAACGTGTACTTCCTGAGAAGATGGGCGACACTATTGTGTTCCGTAGATATGCGAGACTTCCTACTGTACCAATTCCATTGGTCGATGGAGTCACCCCGCCAGGATCGCCTCTTTCAGTCACAGACTTGAAAGCGCGCGTATCCTTTTATGGTAACTTTGTAACTGTGACAAACCAAGTCGAGTTGACTGTTGAGGACAGAGTCCTTAACGAATCAGCACGTCTTTTGGCGCAGAACTTAGCCCAAACGATGGACGAAGTAACCCGCGACGTATTGGCATCGACTAGCTCGGTTCTCCAATGCTCAAACGGGGTAAACGGCCAAACTCCTACAGAGCTCACAAAGCCAGATATCGATGCAGCGGTTAAAATCCTGCTTGGTAACGACGCTGAGATGATTTCTGAGGTGGTAGTAGCGTCTAATCAGATAGGAACTACTCCAATTCGGCCCGCTTTTTGGGGCTACATTGACACAGATTTGTTGGATGACCTCGAGTCCGTCGCTAACTTTGTGTCTTCATCTCAGTACCCAGGCAACCAAAAGGTTGTATTGGATTCTGAGTGGGGCGCAACCGGCAACGTCAGATGGCTCTATACATCTGTTGGTAGCGTAAGCGCTGCTACACCTCCTGTTTACAACAACTTTATTGTTGGAAAAGAGGCGTATGCTGTCGTGAACTTACGAAGCGAAACAGGGGACTTCTATATTAAGCCTCTTGGATCTGCAGGATCTGCTGACCCGTTAAATCAACGTGGTTCAGTCGGCTGGCAGCACCCATTTGTGGCTCGTATATTGAACGACTCATTCATGATCAACTTAATGGCAACCCATAGCTAAGAGGAGGAAATATGTCACAGTTAAAAACAGTCAGCTGGACTAACCCTGCCTCTGCAGTGGCTAGGAACCAGTCAGTTGGATTTTCTGTAGCGCGCGTAACAACTTACGACGTTACTGCAGGAAATGCTTTCGTTTGGGTTTATGGAATGCCTAACGGCTATTACATGAACGTCGCTACCGGTGCGGTCACAACCTCGAATGGTTGGACTCCATTGGCCCAGCAAGCGCTTTTCGGAGCACCTATCACAGCTGTAACAAGAGCAGCGGACACTGTATTTACATGTTCGTTCCTTTCTCAATTCAGCTTTGCGGTGGGCGACCTCGTAAAAGCAACTGAGATCGCAGACGACTTAACAGGACTTACGCTAAACCGTAACTACACTGTTTTGTCCGTCAGCGCAACTCAGGTTACTTGCTCAGATGATACCTCTTCAGGCTATAGCGCCTATGTAAGCGGTGGATTCTTGTCCCAAATCTCTAACATCAACGGAATCCCGTACCCAACAGTTAACGTCGCAATTCAAGGCGGAACTATTGGAACAGGAATGGTAGGGGGTAACAACTCTGCTATGGTTGCTGTTTTTGAAGGACAAATGTCAGTAGTTTAATTTTGGTGGGGGGAGCAATCCCCCCATTTTAACAGGAGAAAAAAGATGAGCGTATTCAAACAAGAAGCTAATGAAGCTAAAGATATTGAATTCATCCGATCACTGCCTATCGTAGGAAACCAGCCCAAATCTGAAAAAGAAGAGGCTTTTTTGCGAGAAGTCTGCGAATTTGAATTCATTAACCTGAAAGAACCAGGGGTATTCCATAAGTTTTCTTACGGAAGCACCAAGAAAAATAGTGGCTTTACATTGATGCACGGCGCTAGCTACAAGCTGCCCAGATTCATTGCAAGACACATCGAGAGCTGTTCTACTCCTCTTTATGAGTGGAGACCAGATGGCCTTGGCAAACTAACTAAAAGACAGACCGGGAACGACCCACGTTTCCAAATGAGACAGGTTTACAACGGAGCGTAGGTGGTTAAATGGCTACTTGGAATTTAGCGCAGATAGAATTAAAAGTTAGGCAAGTGACCGGTAGATTCACCGCGGCCGAAATGACTCAAGAAGAGTTGCGTCGCCGCATAAATCAATTCTTTCAATTCACTTTCCCTGCAGAGGTAAAGATCGATGCGAAAGAGGTGTACTACCAGTTCACTACTCAGGCAAATCAGGCTTATTACGATCAGCCTTTGGAGCTTTACACTAACTTTGCACCCCCTGTCACCGCTAACAATCTAAATATGCTATGGTATCAAGACCCAGCCTATTTCTTTGAATCGAACCCTCTTCAATACACATTTTTAACTCAATGGACAGGCGATGGAGTAACCACAAACTTCACGACATCAGTCACGGGCTTCCCCATTTTTCCGGGGACAACCACAGTCACGGACAACGTCGAGCTTTTTGAGGATACAAACCAGAACTGGACCACATCAAATGTCGTCGTAACCGGTAGCCTTGGGGGCTCAATGACCCTGAACTACAACACCGGATCAGTAGATGTAAATTTTGCGAATGCCCCTGCAAATGGGCAGAATATTTACCTCAACTATGTGGTGTTTGCCCCTAATCGACCGCAGGCGATCTTGATGTACAATAACCAGTTCCAGCTTTTCCCTGTGCCTGACCAAGCTTACATCATCCGGATGAAAGCTTATCAGGTTGTCGCTCCCTTAGTGAATGCTACGGATACTCCAGAACTCAATGAATGGGGTCCTTGCATCGCTTATGGAACGGCTAGGGATATCCATGCTGACTACGGCGAGTTAGATGCGTATGCAGAGGTCACAGCGCTTTATAAGGAACAGGTTTCCTACGTTTTGACCCGTACAATGCAAAACATGATGGAAGGAAGGGCTGGACCATCCTTTTGATGTAAAGCGGCTTTACAAGGAGTAGAACTATGGCGTGGGATGCGACCCAACCAACAGATACGACAAAGATTAGAAATCTTGGGGTGGTTATCCGACCGAACTGGGTAGCCATTGAAACGGCGGATACGACCTTTCGGCCTCAAGCTGTGAATTTCAAGGACAGAACGGTAGCAGGATTGCCTGTGAACCCTACTGCTTTGGCGGATGCTTTCATCACATTCTGCAAGACGGACACTGCAGGTAACTCGGAACTCTTCGGTATCGACGAGAATTCCAACGTTATTCAGTACTCATATGGCGGAAGAATGGGTGGACCGGCAACGAACTTGACCTTGGTCAATTTTATGTTTGGAAGCACAGCCACAACGTATACCCGAAGCAATATCATCATTGCCTATGGAAGATTTAATTCAGGTGGAGGAACGATCGTAGCGAATAACTGCTCGATTGCAAGGATAGGCACAGGACAATACCGAGTGACTCTAAATCCAGTGGCAACTAACACCCTTTATGTGCCAGTAGCAACACCTTTTGATGAAGGAAATGCTAGGATGTGTAAGATAAACTTGAATAGTGCCTCTCAGTTTACGATCAGAATCGTGAATGAAGATAATGATAACCGGGATTGTGGGGGATATTTCCACGTTTGCGGAGGATTCTAAATGACATTAACGCCTCAGATGATTGCGCCCTTCAAAACAGGGCTAGATTCAGACCTAGAGCCTTGGATTGCTCCACCTGATTCGTTCACTGTGGCGGATAACGTCCATATTCGGCACGGATATATCCAAAAAAGAGCCGGATTAGCCCTATTTTCTACCCTTTCTCAGATGCTTAGAGTGATGGGAATCTGGCGCTATATTCAGTCGGATGGGAGTAAGGCTACGCTCGCCTTTGATACGACAAGAGCTTACCTTTATAACACAGGAAGCCAAGCTTTTGATCTTTTAGATGCTGCCCCCATCTTCTCAAGCGGGGTATATGACTATGTAGTAGCTGCCAACTGGCAGAGTTCAAACGTTATCAACCGTCTCTACTTCACTAATGGGCTTGCTTATGATGGCTCGGTTAATGGCATACGTTTCTACGTTTCCTCTTCTCCTACCATCACGACTCTTTTTACTCCTAGTACGGGCGGAGGCAATAGCATCTATGGTGCTAAACTTATTTTCACCCTAGCCTCTCGGCTTATCATCCTAGGGGTCTTCGAGAATGATGGCTCTACGACCTACCATCCCCAAAGAGCTAGATGGTGCGCTAAGCAAGACCCTAATAACTGGAATGACATTGTAGCGGGGGGAGGAGACTTCGCCGATGCCGCAACAGGAGACCATATCGTCTCAGCTCAGTGTTTACAGAACCAAATCATCGTCTTTTTCACAAATTCTGTATGGACTTTGTTACCGACAGCCGACCCAAACAAAGCCTTTCGATGGGTACGACTCAACTCCTTTAGAGCTTGCGATGGCAAGATGGCCTCAGTGGCTTACGATCGCTTTGCAAAAGCACTTGGAATTCGTGGAATCACTGCTACTGATGGTACCGAAACACAGCGTATAGACCAGAGAATCGAAGAATTTACGATCAATGAGATCAACATCGCTGAGTTTGGAAAAGTCTTCTGTCAAAGAAGTTATGAAACACAAAGATGGTGGACTCTTTATTGTGCAGAAGAAGCAACTGAGAACAATAAAGCCCTCATATTCGACGATGAATCTGGCGCCTATACGAACTATTCGATCAACCTGAACTGCATGGGATATGGGAACGCTTCAAGAGATTATGGGCTAAATGACTTCACTGCCCTCAATAATCTGGACTATAGCCTAGATGAAATGGGCGATGACACCCTTCAAGACTGGTATTGGGATGAAACCCAAGACATTCTCTTGGCAGGAGATCTAGTCGGAAACATTTATCAGCTTGAATTCGGAGCCGAAGACTTAGGAGCTCCTATCAATGCCGAGATCTTTAGCGCTGCCTGGAACCCTTTCCAATCTGAGGGTAAAGAGGCTCAGATGAGCTTCATTGACTTCTATGTGGATACAGACCGGGAGACTAAGGGAACAGTCGAGTTTTACAAGAACGACGAAGAGAATCCTTACGCTTCACAAGACATCCTATTTTTACCAAATCTTAACTTTGTGGCCGCCATTGCCCAAGTAGCTCAATCGAATCCTTGCCTTGTTACAGCGCCTCAGCATGGACTTTCTACTGGTGAAACGATCTTCATCTATGGGGTCGATGGCATGAAGCAGGTTAACAGTGGAAATGGCTATGTGATCACTGTCATAGATCAGGACTCCTTCACCTTAGATGGCGTCGATTCCTCGGCCTATCCCGCCTATGTAGGCGATGGATTTGTTTATAGGAATCAGTTCTATCAGACCAAGACATGGATCAGAGCATTTGGAGGTGGAATTGGATACTTACATAGAGTGCGCTTACTTCTTACAGGGGGAGAGCGTCCCTTTAGGATTCATGCTTTTAAACCTTATTTTAAACCTCGCGGTAAGAGAACGGTGAACTAATGACTCTTCCCACAGACCTACTTCTGCCGCAGCCAAGGGATTATAAAAACAACTCTGATCCTGATTCCTATTTGAATGACCTTGTCTTTGATTTGCAGAACATGTACGAGCAGATCGCTAACAACGTCAACGGAACGATCAGAAGCTACGCAGATGTAGACTCTTCGGAGTGGATTCCGACGCTCAATGGAACAAGTGGGGCTGGTGCAACGACTTATACTCACCAGATCGGTTGGGTCTTAAGACAAGGAATCATCACAGAAGTGTGGTTTGATATTCAGTGGTTCGCGACTACGGCCACGGGAAATCTATTTATAGATCTGCCTTATATAGTCACAAAGAGTAATCAAAAACCTTTCGTAGGGGTTTTGCAAACGGCGACAATTGCTTATGGTGCGGGTCAAACCGTCCTGACGTGCAATGCCATCCCAAGTACATACCGGTTGGAAGTATGGTCTTCGGGATCAGGCAATGCTACGGCAAATATAGCAGTTGCGGCAGCAGGACAACTGATTGGGCACTGTCGTTACATTGGAGTAAGCGATGAATAAGATTGACGAGCTAAGATGGATCAGGGTCATGACACCAGATCTCATCCCTAAATACCTGGTTGAACAGGTGAAGAAAAAGGACTACACCACAGAGGATTTCTATAGCTATCAGAAGTCTCTTTGTCTGAGAATGACTAAAGAGGGACCGACATTGAACCCTTTGTCACACCTCTGGGTGCTAGCAAATGAAGCTAATTTAATAAAAGGTTTTCTATGGTTTACCGTAGACCCACTCTCTCAAGCGCTCGTGATTCAGACCTATACGGTCGATAAAGAGTATTGGGGTGGAGGTGGTTCAGTTAAAAAGCTGGCCGATCATATAAAAGAGATTAGAAAAAAAGGCAAATTAAATAAGATATATTGGATAACAGATTATCCAAAACACTCGCAAAGACATGGATTTAGAATGTCTAAGAGCGTATTAATGGAATATTCGGAGGAAGAAGATGGGCAAAACATTCATGGGGGGAGCGACTCACGAGGGGAACATAGACCTTCTGACTCCCGAACAGAAACAATTCCTGAGCGGGATTCTGGGACCACAGGGGGGTCAGGGCGGAGCAGCGAGCCAGGCGTACAGCCAGTTCTTGCAGCCGTATAACCCCGAGCAGTTTCAGGATTTCTATCAGAAGTCATTTATAGATCCAGCGCAGCAAACTCTGCAGCGTCAGATCATACCCGGCATTAAAGAGAACTTTTTAGGTCTCGATGAAAGCGGTTCGTCTGCTTTAAACCGAGCGCTTGCACAAAGTGCGACCGATCTTTCTACGTCTCTTGGTTCCGGCATATTGGGACAGTACAATCAGTATCAAGCTAATCGTCTGAGCGCTCTCTCAGGCCTTGGTGGACTTGCTGGTTCACAAACGTTCCAACCTTTGATCAACCAACAACAAGGTATCCTCGGTCCTTTGATCGGAGCAGCCGGAACTGTAGGAGCAGGGCTCGCTATGTCCTCAAGAGAGTACAAAGAAAATATTCGACCGCTAGAAATAGGCCTAGAAGCTCTTAAAAAGATGAAGGCCTACCAATATGACTACAAACCTGAATACTCCAACAGAAGAGACGTAATAGGCGTTATGGTAGAAGATAGTCCTAAAGAGATCGTCAGAGAGGAAGAAGGTCTCAAAGGGATCGAAATCTACTCACTCGTCGGCTTTATGGTCAACTGTATTAACGAGCTGAACGCTAAGATCGAGAAGCTCGAAGCTAAGGGGGCTTAATATGGCTATTGTATACCAAGGAGATCAAGGACTGATCGGCGGGATAAACCAGGCGACCGGAGCACTTGGTCAAGTTCTGATGCAAAAGGCGCAAGAGCGAACCCTTAAAAATCAATTTACTAAGATTAATGAAAAGATTAAGGATAAGCCTATCTCCGCTACGCTTTTGCAAGAAATCTTAGCTGAGCCAGGTGGTATGCAATATCTTCAACAGTTTGGTCCTTTGATTGCTCCTGTCTTAAAAGAGCAGGCTAAATCACAGGGTGCTGGGTCTTGGCTATCGAATGCTTTCCCGGATATCTTTCCAGCCGGAGGTGCATCTTCTGGTGGAGGTGGACAACCGGGAATGGGGGCTGCTCCTCAAGTATCGCCCATTGAGCAAGCTAATCTCATGCAAAGAGGAGCTCCTCAGCAACCGGGCCCTGTATCCGCTGTTGCCGAGGCTAGAAGTGCTCAATCCGATGTACCAGACATTTCTGGGGTTCCTTCACGTCCTCCTCTTGCCGATTCGAATCGTGTAGGGCCTCAAGAACAGACTGTCTACCAACAAGGTGGCCAAGATGGTATGGGTCTAAATCCTCCATCAGAGGGTGGGGACATGATGCGTCAGCAGCAACAGGCGATGGCAGCTGCTCAGCCAAATCGTACTCCTGCTAATGCACAGGTTCCAGCTCAAGGCAACCCTTTTACAAAGCTCACGGAAGACCAGATTGTTCAGCTTGCAGGAAGCCCATATCAAGAACACCGAGAGATCGCTAAGGTTTTACAAGACCAAGCTAAGACTCGCAGGGACAAAGATGAGAAGAGAGAAGAGAGAAACTTCCAACTCAACAAGCCTCTTTATGAATCCATAGCTAAGACGCGTCGTGCTCTTCCAGAGAAAGAGATCGCCCTAGAAAGGATTGATGAAGCTATCCAATCAGGAGACATCAATCGATTCACAGACTGGGCAGCCGATCGATTAGGACTTGATCCTTTAAAGACTACCCAAGCTCAGATCTTGGATTCGGCTGTTAAGGAACTTTTTCTAGCTGATCTTCAATCTATCCAAGGAGGAAGATTGAACCAGCTCATTGAAGGGAACTTGCTTAAAGCTTTCCAAAGTGTAGGCAAATCACCGGCTGCGAACCAAGAGATCACAGAGACTCTGTACGCGATCGAAGACATCATGAAGGAAAGAATCTCTGTATTCGATAAGCTTTCAGAGACCTATGATAAAGCAGGTCGTGAACTTCCAAGAAACGTAGACAAGCTGATCGATGACGAGCTCAACCCCTTCATCAAAGAGAAGCTAGGCGAGCTGACTAAGGTTCGTAAAGAACTAAGAAGTGGAAAGGTTCGATCTAATAGCGCCGTCCAAATGCGAAGAGCTGAAAGACGCGTTCGAAATAATCCTCCTCCTGATGGAACAAAGTGGGTTCTAGCTCCCACCGGTCATGTCAAAGCGATTCCTCTTGGCCAGCTAAAGGCAGCCTTAGATGCAAAAGGGAGATTAGTAAATGACTAGTGCTTTCAAATGGGACGACTTTCAAGGACTTGGTGCACCTGGGCAACAGCCTGCTCAAGGAATGCAACCCCAAGCCACTGCTCAAGATCAGTCTTTTAAATGGGATGAGTTTGAATCACTTCCCAAGTTCGACGCTGAAAAAGAGAATGAAGAGCCCGATAGCACACTCAAAGGCGTGTTTAGAAAGATCCTTCAGATTCCAAAGGGGCTGGCAAACCTCACAACACCTGGGATTATTACGAATTTTCTAAGCATGGTCGGGACTGGGGAAGCTTTAGCTGCTTTAGATGATGACTTCTCTCCTGAAAGGCTAGCCGATCTTCGTAATAAGTTCCCCTCAGCTGGCTGGGAAGAGTTCGATAAGAAGTACCCAACCTATGATGATTTCCGAAATAGCTACCTTCAAGGCGTAGAAGCTGCGGCCAAGACCTTTCCTACCGTAGAGAATATCTCTCGAGGATTAGAAAACGCAACCGGCATTCCAGCTGCTTCAAAAGGTCTAGGCGATGAGCTAGTTCAGATTGCAACCGGCGGAGCAACGGGTCTTTTTAATAAGCTCACTACGCAGCCTTCGAAGTTCTCCAATATAGCCAACAAGCTAAAGACTCAGGGTGTCAGCGAGAAATCTGTTGGCCCGGCTTTACAGCAGCAATTAGCCAAGAAGTTTACTCAAGGTGAGATTATAGCCGAAGGCAGAAGGCTTGGAATGACAGATACTGAAATTGCTCCTCTTCTAAACTCAGAAAGAAGAACTAGATTTCTGTCTAAATTCGCGAACAAGGGAGCCCGTCCACAAAGGCTATTGAGCGAGACCAGAGATAAGATAGGTAATGCTTACGATGCTTTAAAGGGATCAGATCTAGCTAAGCAACCATTTTCAAAAGGCCTTCAACAAGAAACACTTTCCAATATTCAGCAAACGTTAAAGGATCTTCCCGATGTAGCTCGTCAAGGTATTTTAAAGGACACAGAAATGCTTTTGAAGGAGCCCAATCTAAATGCTAGGAACCTCATTGGATATCGTCAAAAGATTCAGCAAACCATCAGTTCGAATCCCGATCAGTACAAAACACTTTCTACCTTGAAGAAGGCAATCGATGATTCTATCCTTAAAAGCAACCCTCAGCTTGCCAAAGAATACCATGGCATCAATCGTCTATACGAACAGTATGCGAAGATCTCAGGCGCACTAAAGCCCTCTATCGTAGATAAATTTGTAAGCAAGGGAGAGGCGTTAGCAGGTATGTACGGACTTCTGACTTTAAATGTCCCTGTACTTACGAGCGTTGCAGGAGAGGCAGCAGCTACCAGACTAGCCACAGAGTTTTTGGTAAATCCTAGGTTCCAACAGCTCAGTACTAAGTTAGTGAGCTCCTTGAATCAAAATAAACTGGGAGCGGCAGCAAAAATAGCCGAGTCTATGTCTAAAGAGATTCGTCCATACTCGGACGAGATGGCCGATGAAATAGATGAGATTGATTGGGAAAACTTCTAAATTCCCCATGGATTTTCTGTTGCATCTTCTGTAGCTTCGCCGCTAGCGAGTAAGCAAGGAATAAAAAAGCATGCTGCCAAATACAGAATACCTATTCCAATAAAACACATCATTTTTCATTCTCCATTCTAAGTTTAATTTTCTTGTAAGATTCAAACATCCTATCAAGAGTCTCCTTCACAAATTCCTCTTTGTAACCAGCTAGTGCAAGCTGTCCGCACAGAGTAGCCGTGAAGAAAGGAACCAGATCTTTACTGTTGAGGCAGTAAATAACGCCTAATTCTCGTATAAAATCCTGTATTTCGGCGTGCCAAGGGGGTATTTTCCTGTCCAAGCGGTAAATTCCTTTGTTTTACGAGATTTTTTCTCTCGAAACTGTCACATTATGCCAGTTTCGCGTCAGTTTTTAGCTTCTTTAGCTTGTTTAGCACACGTCTAATGCGTGGTGACTCGGTATTTTTTATTCCAGGAAGCCACAGCTGCTTCTCAGATTGAGCCAGTGCATTAGTACAGATCCAAATGAGAACCGCTCGATCCTCTTCTGTGATGGTCTGTAGCCCCTTCATTACTGAGGCTCATGGTGCTCTAGTCTTTCGGTCATCTCATCGGGAAGCTCTCCCTTCAGCCAGCGGTCATATATTCGCAGTGAAGCGAGCATTGCGTTCCTAGCAATAGCTAGACCGCAGATTTTACCGTCATCGAACCCGGGGATCTCTACGATTTCGGGAAGGTTCTTGATGCACTCAAGATTCATTTCTATTCCATGGATGGCGCCCCTTATAAGCTGTAGGAGCATGTCTTCATTCTTCATTTTTTCTCTTCGCTCTCTCTAGTGATTTCCATAAAGACGTCAATTAATGCCTCGGATGTGATTAGACCTTCTTGTGTACGTTTAACCTTTCTAAGAACGTCTTCACAAAGCTTAGCATAATCGATCTCAATCACAATGCCACCTAAGTCTTTGGATAGGCTCACCCCTTGGTGTCCTGATAGGTTTATATTTAGCCCTTGGTCTGGTTTAACTGGTATATTCGAGCAGAACATTATGTCTTTTCCTTTATATAAACTCTAACAGCTTCAAGAACAAATCGAGTGGTAGTCCATCCTCTATCGATGGCCAGCTTCTTTACGAACTTGTGCTCTTCCTCGGTCAAACGCACCGGCATCGTCTTTAGCTTTTTAACCGAGGTCTTTCGGTTTAGAGTCATTATGAAAATTCCCAATCAGTAAAGCAGTAACCCTCATCATCCTTCCAGGTTCTTCGCTCAAGGTCGTCAGAAGGGTACATATTTGGCCTTTCGCACAGATATTTACGCTCGTGTTCATTCATTGGATGGTTGCAGCACACATTATAATGGTTCAGAAGCTCAGACCTTTTTAATATTACCCTATCAATAAAGTCTTTAATTTCTATTTTCTCACCATACTCATCATAGATTTCTTTATTACTATCTCCAAATTCTTTAAGCCAGTCTTGGAAATTAACGATTCCATCATCCCGATATCCTCTGAAATGGAACTGCCATCCACAAGAGCTTTTACCTATGTGCTTTTCTGTCTTGTGTGTACCACATTTTTCACATGGTTTGGAGCGGTGATAGTAGTTTGTGCCCATGGTTCCCCTGATTATTTTTGTATCTAATGATATACAAATTCGACATTTGCTTGCAAGGTAAATAAGGAGGGGTACACAATGAGGGAAAGTAAATTAATCCTTTTACGGAGTAACCTATGCCAAGACCAACCAGAGTAAGGGCCTACGGTCAAAACCTGCCCTTAATTGACGTTTTCCCTTTCCCAATATTTATGACCAGATCGCCTACTGCGACAGATAGGGATTTCGAGGTCGGTCAAGTCTGGGTTTACAACTCAAGTCCAACGACTCGCCAAGCTTATATGTTCGGTGGTCTTAATTCTAGCCAACAAGCGATCTGGATCATAACAGGTCCAGGAGCTTCTGAGGTAGATGCCCTTGGCGCGGATGCAGGTGACAGCCCTGTTGCCCCAGATGGGGGTATCATAACCCTGGCTGGAACAGCTAACCAAATGACGACCACAGGCGACGATGCGACGCATACGATCACTTGGTCTTTCTCTAGTACAATGGTTGCGCCAGGAACATTAGAGGTTACTGGACTTCTTACAGCCGATGCAAGTGCTACAATAATTACAGGTACTGCAGCTCTTAACTTAGGTGCCGATGCTTCAACAGGAGCAATCAACCTAGGTACAGGAGCGGGTGCAAGGGTAATTGCGGTAGGTAATGCTACCGGCGCTACCTCAGTAGCTCTCACTGCAGGTTCTGGTGGAATGACTTTAACATCCACGAACTCAGCTATGACTTTGGCTTCTGGAACTGGAACCTTAGGAATCTCTGCAGACGCAGCGGCTACCACAGTTAACATTGCGACAGGAGCAGGGGCTAAGACAGTTACTCTTGGATCAACGAACTCTACTTCTTCCCTGGCTTTACAGTCTGGATCTGGTGGATTTACATGGTCAACTACTGGCGCAATCACAATAAACTCTGGCACAGGAACCATCGGTATCAGCACAGACGCTACGGCGAATACGTTGAACCTTGGAACTGGCGCAGGAGCTAAAACAGTAAACCTTGGCTCAAGCAACACCACTTCTACTACAGCGATTGCTTCTGGTTCAGGCGGCCTCTCTGCTAACTCAAATGGTGGAGCGCTCTCAATTGTTTCCGGAACAGGAGCTCTTAGCATATCAGCTGATGCGGCAGCCACAACTGTGGTTCTTGCAAGCGGCGCTGGTGCGAAAACTCTGACCTTGGGTTCAAGCAATACAACTTCTACTTCAACACTTCAATCAGGTTCTGGTGGAATTTCTGTAAACTCTAACGGTGGTGCATTAGGTATCTTGTCCGGTGTAGGAGCAATGAGCATTTCTGCGGATGCTGCGGCAACTACAATCTTGCTTGGTACAGGAGCTGCGGCGAAAGCCTTGACTCTTGGATCTACAAACACTACATCGGCTTCGACTCTGCAATCTGGCTCTGGTGGTATTTCAATCAACTCCAACGGTGGAGCTCTTGGAATTCTCTCTGGAACAGGTGCAATGAGTATCTCAGCCGATGCAGCTGCAACTACCTTGAATATCGGTACTGGTGCAGCGGCTAAAGCCGTAACACTCGGATCGACCAACACAACCTCTGCGACTACAATTCAGTCTGGTTCTGGTGGCATCACAGCAACAGGGGCCATCACTGCTTCAAGCAACCTAACACTGAACGGAGCTGCTACCCAGCTTAGAGTTCATGGTGGTGCGGTAACTGACTTCATCGGAACAGCGGTCCTAGTAGGCGGAACTGTCACTGTGGCTAACACAAACATATCGGCTGATGACAGAATCCTTTATGGTCGATCAACTACAGGTGGAACTGAGGGCTTCTTGAGCTACACAATCAGTGCAGCTACAAGCTTTACGTTCAACTCTAGCGAAGCAGGCGATACTTCAACTATTGCTTACATGATCGTAAGACAAACAGCGTAAGGAGATAGAAGCATGGCTTTATTCGCTGGCTTTGAGCTAAAAGAATTTAACGCAGCTTCTCTGACGGGGTCGTTCCAAAACTTTGGGACGGCTCTCGCTAATCCTTGTTACGATGCAGTGATTTCGAATGAATCGGATGTTGGGGTGTACATTTCTATAGATGGCATCAATAATATAATTCGTTTGTCCCCAGGACAAATCCTTGATCTTAAAAACTATAGTAGGCACTTTGATAATACGAAGGCTGCCTATGTATTTAAGAAGGGTGTTCAACTCAGCATTAAACAAGTAACAGCGGCGGGAACAGGAGCTATTATAGCAAACATTCTCACGACGAGGTAAGATGAGCAATAGATCAGTAGTCAACCGCCCCATGAAGTTTGGGGAAAAAGATCGTCGAGAATTCATTGTACAAGACTCCGAAGTCTCCCTGGTTGCAATCAACGATTTAGATGGGAACCCTATCTTCTTAGGAAGAGCTAAAGCGGGCGAGCCTCTAACGGATAATAAATGGCAGATTCGAAAGATCACCTATGATGAAAATGGTGGTGTACTTCGAGTCGAATGGCCTCTTAATGATGAAGATGCAGCCTCTACAGATTATGAGTTCATCTGGTCTACCTTCGCCACATTAACGATCACAGGTATCACGAATGCAGCAACAGCCGTTGTCACAGTTTCTTCTATAGGAAGCTTAGAAAATGGAGATCAGATCGTAATCCAGGGTGTTGAAGGAATGACTGAGGTCAACTTTGATGGATCTAATATTTATACTGTGGCCAACATTGTAGGATCAACCTTCCAACTTCAAGGCATAAACTCTACGGCGTTTGGAGTCTATACGAGTGGGGGGACTGTTACCTACGGCGAAGTGGTAAACTATGATTACGCATGAGGTAACAATTGGGCTATAAATATAATCCATTCACTGGCGAGCTTGATAGAGTAGACGCCTTTGATTTGCCTCCTGAGGTTCCTACCCAGTTTAATGCGGATGTCGGTACAGCAATCCCGGCGGCTAATGAGCTTAACCTTTTTGGTACTGCAGCTCAGGGTATTTCCACGTCAGCTTCTGGGAACACTGTCACTTTTACAGCTGCAGATGCTACGACCACACAGAAGGGAGTCGTCAGACTTGCCACCAATTCGGAAAGTATTGCGGGTACGATTAGCACCAACGTAGCTATAATCCCTTCCTCTTTGACCGCCAAGTTAGGTGTTCAAACCGCAAAAGGAATAGCTTATGGAGCTGGATCTACTTCTGCTCTTGCTTGGACCGCTGGTCTTACTGATGGCCAATTGGCTATTGGATCTACCGCAGGGGTGCCAGCTGCAGGACAGATCACTTCAACCGGAATGACTATTACAGTCACTCTTGGATCAAATACTATTAATCTTGAGACAGCTGGCACAGTGGCAACCTCATATGCTACTGATTCGGGGTCAGCCGTCCCTGCCGCCGGAATTCTTCAGGTTCTTGGAGGAGTAGGATGCGCTACCACAGGCGCAACTAACGTAGTGACTGTAAATCTTGACGCCACAGTACCTCTCTCTTTTCCAACAGATTCTGGAACCGCTACACCAGCTCTCAATGCACTATCAATTTTAGGTGGAACTGGATGCTCAACTAGCGGAGCAGGCTCTACGGTTACAGTGAACCTAGACGCTTCTGTCGCCACTACTTACACAACGGATTCAGGCGTAGCAACACCTACTTCAAACAATTTGAACGTTCTAGGAACATCAGTCCAGGGCATTTCAACTTCGGGTAGCGGCGCTACTGTTACCGTAACAGCCGCAAATGCTACTGATGCTCAAAAGGGCGTCGCTTCATTCAACGTAACCAATTTCACCGCTACAGCCGGAAACGTTGTTTCTAATGCTATAACAGTGACAAGCGGCGCGAACATCACGGCGAGCGCTTCTTGGAACCTAGGCGGCGCGACATCAATCGCAGTAAGTGGAACCACTAACCATGCTCTTCAACTAGGGAATGCAGGTGGAAGCTTAACCTCTCTTGGTGTAGCAACCAATGGTCAGATTCCAATCGGATCGACAGGAGCTGACCCAGTCCTAGCTACGATCACTCAAGGTGCAGGGATCACCGTCACAAACGGTGCAGGAACGATTACAATCTCGGCTACAGCAACGACCCCTACATGGACAGACCAGGGCACAAGCACAACGATCGCATCTAATACTAATTACTTTGTCACTGCAGCGGCTACGCTTACTTTACCAGCTGCGCCTGCACAAGGGGATACCATCGTAATCGATGTAGACACAGCAAGCGCCGTCGTTTTACAAGCAAATACCGGTCAGGTGATTAGGCTGGGAAATACTGTTTCTTCGACAGCGGGTACAGCTACAAATTCGGCTCAAGGCGATTCGATAACCCTCACTTATCGAACAACAGGAACAACGTGGCATGGAAGAGCGTCACAAGGGAATTGGGTGCTAGCATGACAATACCAGGCGTACCATTAGCCATTCCGATGAACCCTTCTCCAAACCAAGGGTCAGTTGTACCGATAAAAAGATTTCAAAGAGAGCCTCTTCCAAGCGATGTAAAATATCCTATTGGCTTTGTAGTAATCATAGGAAAGGCACCATCCACCGGAACAGAGGGAGACCTTTGGTATCTATCTCATTTTGATAGCTCGGGTCTTGCAGTATGGAAACAATTTTCTGTAGCTGCGGGGTCACCGGGAATTGATACTATCACGACAGATGATGGCTCCCCAGCAGTTGAACCCGATGTAAATGGAAATGTGAATATCTTAGGTGGAACAGGTGCGTCAACTTCTGGTCAAGGCCCAGGATCTACGGTTACAATTAACGTAGAAGGAGGGGCTTTTGATTGGAGTACAGTTACAGGTAGCACGCAAGCTATTGTTAAAAACAATGGTTATTTTGCTAATAATGGCGCTGGCGTTACTTTCAGTTTACCTGCTACCGCAGCTGTGGGAGATAGTTTTATTGTCACCGCCGTCAATGCCGGGGGATTTATAATCAGCCAAGCAGCGGGTCAAAGTATACGCATAGGAAATACTGTCTCTACTACTGGGGTTGCTGGCAATGCTACATCGACTGCTTTAGGAGATAGTGTACTATTAACCTGCTATGTGGCTGATACGAGCTTTATTGCTACGAGAGCTCCACAGGGCAATATTACGTTAAATTAAGGAGATCATATGGCAGGCACAAATAATGCTCTGAATAACAGCGCGACAGTCTTTCAGGTGGATAACCTGAACCTAAATGGAAACGTCATTAGTTCAACAAATACTTCTGGCAGTGTCCAACTCATTCCTATCGTTGACGGAAATGTCCAGGCGATTATTTCTGGCGGTGGATCTGTTCAGGCTATAGGTGCGCTTGTAGGAAGCACTGTAATTTTTGAATCTCTTAATACAGACAACACAAATACGGCTTCCGATGCTATTGTTAGAGCTCGTGTAGGTGGAACGAGTGCAGGAGATCCTTATCATGTAGTCAGCAACTCTGCCGGACAAACATTCGGATGGGGAATGGATGTCAGCGCTTCAAACGTTTTAAAAGAAACTGCGAACGGCAGTCCTTCGGCAGGAACTCTTCTGAGGCAGATGACTGCATCTGGTGAGCAAACAATGCCTCTTCAACCTGCATTTAGCGCCATTCAAACATCCGATGCGACCGATGTTACCGGAGATGGAACCGCCTATACTGTTATCTGTGGCACTGAGCTTTATGATCAGGGTTCCGATTATGACAACGGAACAGGCGTTTTCACCGCGCCTGTAACTGGAAGATATCATTTCAACCTACAGCTTCTTTTCCAACAGCTGCTAGCTACCGCTACTTGCACTATTCAATTGCTGACAACTGCACGTCCTTATACTTTTGGAAATACGGGCACTTCCTTTGTTGGAAATATGCCCATGGGCTTTGGGATAGATGTTCCTATGACAGCTGGAGATACAGCATCCTTTAAAGCCATCGTAGGAAATATGACCAAGGTTGTGGACATCTATGGAAACTTAGGGGATGCAAGAACCTGCTTCTCGGGACACCTAATCTGCTAGGAGGAAAATGAAAGCTATCATTTCATTGGCTTTACTTCTAACAATATCTGGGTGCTCTAAGATTTGGAAAGATTACCCTCAAGATAATATAGCTGAAGAAGTATTGGAAGAAGTAATCAAACAAAAAACTGGGCTTGATATTGACTTAAGTCCAGAAACGAAGGAGAATGCCAAATAGCCTAGGAGGTTATTATGGCAACTCCTTTAAGTGTTTCAGCCCACGCTAGAGACCTGAATATTCAGCTCAACGATTCTTGTAACTGCTGCTGCTTTCAGTGGAGAAAAAGAGTTAATCCCGACACTCAGGTGTACGTCAATTCTTACGGAGAAGTCGTAAGGTTCGATTCTAAAAAAGCCGATGACGAGACAGAATCCTTAAAAAGATGCGTATCTAATCTGCAGCATATCATTGCTCGTATGGCAGAAGATAGGGCACGTGATCGAGAAGAAGTACTTCGCGAAGTAGATGCACGTATTGTAAAGCTAAGAGAAGATGAGCCTCAACCTGTCACTATTGATATGATTCGGAGGATCCTTCAGGTTGTGGAACGCCCTGCTTCTCCAGTTTATCGAGCAAAATAAGCATCTCTTCGTAAGCAGATTGCTTGCCATAGACCATGTAGTATGTATATATATCAGATGAGTCGGTCAAGTCTTTCTTGAAGGTCTCATACTCCCAGATTCTCTCATGGAGCCACTCCTTGAGGGCTTTAATTTGATCTTCTTTGGGCTTTTCCGCGTGGAGTCCAGAGAACATAAAAAGTGAGGCAAAAATGGCTAAACACAGTTTCTTCATAAGCTTAATCTCCTTGAGTTTGTTGCTAACAGGCTGCACCTATTCTATAACAATGATACACACCGAAGGTACAGCATCGGATGTAGTGGATGAAACTCAAAGCACGAGCGCAAAAGTCGATCCGACTATTAGCATCCCAGCTTCAATCATCCCTTAATTCAGTCGGTTACAAAATGTCACTGACTGAATTGTCCTAACTTAGCGGGAATGTAAATCCGCTTTACTTTGTTCTTTGGTCGGTACTTTTCATCTACGTAGCTCACATTTAGACACCAAGTATTTGGCCCTATATGCTTGTAAAGCAGCTCCTTTCCCCCTTGCTCATGGATATGACCGAACACCATGTAAAGCGGCTTTACACGATCGAGTAACTCCAAAGCCGGAATCGAACCACACCTTTCTCCTTCTGCATTGGCATCTAAAATACCATAAGGAGGGCCGTGCATTACCAGTATGTCTACCTTCACCGGACACTTATCGAACCGTTCTCGCAATTCTTGGTCGTTTTCCAAGGTAAAAGCGCAGCATTTTGGGTTAATTCCTTTAAAAGTCTTAGTCCAAGGTGAGCCCCAGATCTTCAAGCCTCCGAATTCAGTCCCAGAATCGCATAGATATTCGAAATCATAAAGGCCATCTTTTTCTTGCTCTGTTAGCCAGGACTGTACTTCTTGCAGATCTTCAGCTTCCTTTTTACTCTTAGGCCAACCATTCATCATGAAATTGTCGTGATTGCCTCCGATTAGGATCTTCTTACGGTATTTCTGCTTCTTAAGCCATGCAAAGAAATGACCCCATTGCACGGTTTTGTCCGCAGCCGTGTAATCACCGCACAGGATTAGAAGGTCTCCTCCTGGAAGTTCCGGAAAGTACCCATGGATGTCAGAAATCAGGTCTATACAAAGTCTTTTCATATATGACACCAGGTTTTTCTATTTATAATAGCACAGATCGCCGGGTGAGAAATTCCATATTTTTTAGCTAGATCTGCTTTTGTAAGAGAGGGATACTCTTCTCGAATAGACAAAACTTGTTTAACGGTTAGTTTAGATGTTGGGGCTTTTTCTCCTATAGCTTTACGATTTCTGAGAACCTTCTTTTTACCTGGAACATGTCTCCATGTTCTTCCAGAAATTAGACTACATATAACAGGAGGAGAAGTGTTGTATTCATTAGCCAATTCTTTAGTACTCTTTTGAGGATAAAGTGATCGTATTTTTATAACATCCTCTTCACAAAATATGGATATATGATTATCTTCCCCAAATCTTAATCTATTTCTTTTAGAAGCATCTTGGATATTGTCTTTTTGGGAACCAATCTCTAAGTGCTCTATATTACAGCAAGAGCGCACATCACATTTATGACGAATCACTTTTCCTTTATGACTTCCAGGGAAATTAAGAATATATACTAATCGATGAACAGCGTAAGATTTATCTTTCATAGAAAAATTACCATATCCTGAACTAGATATTCCCATTGGCCAAATTTTACACCCGTTTTTTTCTAAAGGAATGGATTCAATTATCTCTAAAAACTTCTTAACCGTATTTCTTTTTAAAGTCCTCTTGTCTAGGACTGCTTTCTTTTCTAAGTCGTCGGGCTTGTCTGACAGCTTCATAGCAATGTTCTTCCTTTTCAAGTTCTTCTAAAATCAGCCAGAAAATACGAGTCCCTACCACATTCACAATCGCTGATTGCAGTAGGGGATCGATTAGCGGTCTCGCTGAAGAGACCAAGCTTTTGTAGCAGCCTTTCTGTAACATTCTAAGTCCTTACCTGCTAGCTCTGGCACTAGCCCGTAGTCAATTGTTCCTTTCCTGTTAGAAGAAACCAGCCTGTAAGAACCAGCTCTTGAATTAAGTCCTTCGGAAAGGATCTTTAATTCATCTTTTAGTTCTTTAGCGAGCCTTGTATCGCGCTTCATAGCCTCTTCGATTTCCCAAAGACGCTGCGCTTTTTCTTCCCACTCTTTATTCATCTCCCGAAAGTCTAGGTCTATTAGTTCAGGCTCTTCCAAGTTCTGCACACAAGACCAAAACTTTTGTTCCTTGTCATATAATTGTTCAAGATAGTCTAAGTCTTTTTTCACTTCAACAACAATTCCTTCGCCCTTGTGAAAAGAAAAGTAGTGCATGATGTCATGGTTAAGACACGCTAATTGATGCTGGACTTGGGCGTAATAATGTTCAGGCACTCGCTTTTCCCGAGCAACTGCATGGTCTTCCGCATTGCAATTTTTTATCTCTACGGAAATATCCTTTTCCATAGAAAGACCATCGAGCGATGCCATCATGTACTTGACATCAGGATGATACACAACCTCAGGAGCCATGAAGATTCCGGTCAGGACTTCATAAGCTAGACGAGCTGGTTCCTCCATTGCCTTTCCATATTTACAGGCTGAATTTTCTTTCTGCTCTTCAAGCAAGCCTAATTTGTCCTGCCAAAGGATCACAGGAGTCTTATAGCGCCCATCAGGGAGCTTCCATTTGCACTTACCCATGATGATCGGGGCATCACTACCCCCGATGTAATTCTTGCGCATTTTGAGCCATTCTTGTGTGTTCTGTTCCATTAAGCGATCCTCCCTTCATCTTCTGCGATTTTCTTTTGAGCCATCTGTACGACCTTTTCGTACATTTCGATTGGCATATCCCATAGATTATTGATCCCCTTTTTTCCAAGGAAATCGATTATGGTCTGTTTATATTCAGGAACCTGACTCAAAAAGAAGTCTAGGTTTCGGAACTGCTCCTCACTAACTGTACCGGTTTTGGGTACACCTGGCGCTTCGATCTGAGGAAGATCAGCCACTTCTGCCACATCCTTGATTCCCGGATCGAATTGGATCTCTCCTTCGACATAGCAATTCCCAATGATGTCAGGGAAAAGCTGTCTTGCTAGACGAGATAAAGCCCGGGCAAAAAGCATGTCCTTTGGGTAAGTCTTCCAAACAGCGGAGCCCATTAAGCCAGCTCGTGTAGCATCTTGGATCGAAAAGCTCTCAGTCCAAGTGTCCCCATTATCGGAACGTTTCCCATGAAGGATACAGATCTGCTCATCGCTTTTCTTATCCCGGGTAACACTGTGCTTCCTAGATCTGATCAAGGAATTCATCATACGGGCAGACATTTCAACCTTTCCTTTGACGTAGTAAAGTCCACCACCCAGCGCTTGTCTAGGATCGATGCCAAGGCTCTTTGCGGTCTCTACAACAGCGAAAATGCCCTCAGGACCCATCTTGGCATAGTGAGGTGTCTTCATAAGCATATTGCAGAGCTGTTGCGTATTTGCAAGCTCATTTAAGTAATCGTTCGGCTTTGTGGCCACGGCTTTCTCGTTCATCTTAGTTCTCCATTCTTTCTATTTGTTTGTTCATTGTCTCAACTATGAATTTAATAATATCCAAAGTCTTTTCACATTCATCTCTATTATTACAGTGCATGTTAATAACATTACCGTATTGTAATAGCTCGGCTAAAGCATTAAAGGTATGACGATACACAAGATCAGCGTTCATACACCCTCCTTCCGGATAGTGAGTGGCCCTGATGGCATCTTCATCTCTAAAATGGATAGTACTTCTTCAAGTGAGTTTTCTAGGCTTTCTAACGATGCGCCTGAGTACAGAGCATCTAAAACCTGTTGCATGTGATCACGGGCGTGATCTAAGTCTGGAAGGTCATCCACATGGACATAATCGTCATGTGTGTGGTCTTCATGATAAGAGGGATCATAGAAATCGTCCCTTAAGCTTGGTTCGTACCATTCGTTCATCTTCATCTCCTTCAAGTTCGTTAAGACATGCTGCCAAAGATCTTCGATAATCGGCGCAATCATCTCTGTCAAGGCAGATTCCGCTGCTTTGATGACTGAATGTTACAACAGGTTCGTATTTATGCGCAACACTTTTATCGTGTTAAATTAGTTTTTGCTATTTTCACTAAACTTGTGATATTCTCCCAGCCATTAGGAGGTGTCTCATGGACTTAGATGAATGGCTATGGAGAAATAAGTGTACTCGCAGAAAGATCGCCCGAGCTATCGGGATTCACCATCAAACTATTTTCAACATTTTAAGTAAGACTAGAACGCCCGCTTTATTCACTGCAATAGCAATAGAAAAGTTTACTAACGGCGCAGTCACAATAGAAGAACTTCTAAATGAAGAAGATAGAGAGAAATTAAAGAAAGTCCTTTCTACATAAGAGGCTCTGTGATATATGTGGAATGCGTACTGTATGTTGAGAGGGAAGGAAAAGGTGGGGGTAAAGCCAACCACGACTTTACCACCCTGAACTACGAGGATGTTTGATAGACCTGATCCAAATGCGAATTAAGTCAGGCCTATTAACTAAGAGTAAAAACTAATAAAAAAGCCCCAGGGGGGCCATTTATTACTAACCAAACTAGAACCATGAGAAGAACACATTTAACCCGTTCAAGGAGAAACCATGTCCTACCCAAGCTTTAGATGCTTAGATGTCAAACATAGTAGCACACCGTCTAATTTATTCCACTCTTTTTATCATATAGCTACGCGCGATAAGGGAGTGAAAGCATGAGCACCCCATTCCCAGTATGCCCATTCACACAAATTCCAAATAATCTCTTTGATGACCTATGCCGGGAGCTTAGTGGCGCGGCTTTTAAGGTCATCTCAATTATGTGCCGTAAGACCTATGGATGGCACAAAACCTCGGACTATATATCCCTAGGACAACTTGAGACCGTAACAGGAATGACTCGTAAGACAGTGATCAAGGCAATCAAGGAGCTTGAAGAGAAGGGACTCATCATTAAAACCCAGAGCGACATTGACGGCGCTTGCCTACCCAATAACTACGCCCTAAATGTAAACAAGCCAGTAGATACCATCTATACCCAACAGGAACCAGTAGGGGGGGGTAGTGGAAAAATTACACTAGGGGTAGTGGAAAATTTACACCAGGGGGGTAGTGTAAAATTTACACCCACAAAAGAAAGACCTTATACAAAAGAAAGACTTACAAAAGAAAAACATCATCCTGACCCTTCTTCACCCAAAAAAGATGATGATGATTTTTCTTCGAAAATTAAAAAGAAGACCAAGACAAGAGAGCAAGAACTCAAAGATTTGCTCGCTAAATGGAAATCCGAAGGTCGTCCTCAGAAAGTGATCGAAGCAACCCTACAGGCATACAACGAACAGCCAATAGGAAAAGTAGGGTCTATTTCCTCATGGATGGAAAAGGTTTATTTGCAGAAGTTTGATAGTGCGGATGCAGATGAATTGTTCGAAATACGAAGACAGTTTGCGGAAAAGATGGAAAATCAAAACAGAAATAACTACTATTTTGCAAGGGATAAAGATGTGCTGGCCTATACCTGTGGCAGCAATGAAACACTTTACGACATACGAGGGACACGAAAAGGTTCAGAGCCTTTCTGGGAAAAGCACAACTTAGGCAAGAATTCCTTCGTAGAGTTTAAACAAAAGCAAAGGAGCACCCATGCCTCTAGTAGTCTTTGAGGATTTACTTAACGACGTTAAGAAAGAAATGCACAAGCTGTCATTCGATGAGCTCTTGCGTAGATGCCGGGAAACCCTAGGTTTGAGGGCCTACAACGTCGCCGAGTTCATGGGCGTAACAGCCCCGCGTCTCAAAGCACTTGAGCTTGCCACTTTCGCAACGATGCCCGATCGTCATGAGCTTCAAATGCTTGAAAAGATCTATGGAATTCACGAGGACATCTGGCGCGAAAAAGCCCAGCAATCCATCGACGAAAGAATCAAATCCAAGAAGATCAGGAGACGTTATGGAGCAGCCTAAAAAAACATGCCTTCAATGCAAGGAATGCAAGTCAGTCGAGGAGTACTTCATCTACAAAAAGTCAGGTAGACCTTACAGCTGGTGCAAAGAATGCGTTCGAGATAGCTCACACAGAAGCGAAGCTAACCATGTAGCCAGATCAAAAGTCTACCGAGAAAGATGGGGCGCTCATGCGATTTGAACTTATGGGTGAACCTATTTCCCAATGCCGTCATCGTACTTCAAATGGAAGAGCCTATGACCCACGTTCAGACATCAAGAAAAACCTGAAGTGGTTCTTTGCTGCCGAAATGCGCAAGGATGGGTCTAGCTTGCCCAAGGATGCGCCATTAGCTATTGAGGTGAATCTTTATACCCCAATAGGCGAAAGCTTCTCCAAAGTCAAGCAAACGCGTTTGGATGGTACTTGGGATGTAAGCGCTCCTGACGTCGATAACTACTCTAAGTTTTACATGGATACCCTCAACAAACTCGCCTATCAGGATGATAGGTTTATCTCTAGGCTATGGGTAGAAAAAAAGAAAAGTTCTATACCTAGAACTGAGATAATAATTTATCCGTTAGGAGGCGATATGATTAATGAACATGCCATTACGATCAAGAATGAAATTTCGGCATCGGATTTGGAATACATAATCAAAAAGGCCAACAAACTTGGAAAGCAAGGGCGTGAAATAACCCGCGTTTACTCCCAGGAAGATGGCGAGGGAAAGCACATCTACTTCGAATGTGAAGCGATGAAGGAGAGACACTATGTCGACTGAAGATGTAAAGCCGCTTTACAAAGAAGAGCACCATCCACAGGCAGAAGTGACCTTTAAATACTATCTACCCGAACATACGGATGAAGTATGGATTCACACAAATGCACAGAAAATGTATAGTTTGCTATTTGATTTGGATCAGAAGATGAGGTCGATAATTAAGTACGAAGACATCCCAGAGGATCATCCCCGGCATAAGCTTGCTGATGAAATTAGATCTATGATCTGGGAAGAGATAAACCTAGACAGGATGAACTAATGAATATTTTGAAGCGTTTCAAACAAGAGGAAAAGGGAAAGGACATGATGAAGCCAATGGCATCGGAAGCCAAGGAACATGACTCGACTTTAATTTGGAATAGATTCTGGGGACAGTACGATGGCGTACACGAAATGGCTTGTATGCGTCAGTCAGTTCACCTAAGCCCCGAGCATTACGAAGTGATTGATAAGATGTTCATCGAGTCGCTTGAAGAGCTGATTCTGAACACCGAAGCTTTGGTTGCCGATTACAAAAAGAGCAAGGAAAAGAAATGAGAGACTTGCAAGCCGAGTATGGTGGAAATGTCAGGTTCTTGAATCCTGAGAACGTCCGAATGTACGACTCGGAAGGCAATGTAGTTTTATGCAAGTGCGGTAAGCCCGCAGGTTCAGCGGCCATGGGAAAAGGGGCGATGGTAGCTTGGTGTTCGGATTGCTCACCCTTGAATAAAGAGTCGGCAGAATTTGTATATCGACCACCGACTGAGCAACAAAAACAGAAGCTCCGAGATATGGGCTTCATATTACCCGAGGAATGCTAATGGATTTTATGCACTGTACAACTTGTGGCTTCTTAGTCCAAGTAAACCCAACGGGAACTTGCTTGAGTTGTCAGGCTGGATTCAATGGCCCGAAGACCGATAGGTACAAGCCGGGCGATGAGAAAGGAATTTTAGACAAAGTAGTGGAGGACAAGTATGCCTTTAAAGAAAGGGAAGAGCCAGGAAGCAGTGTCAGCGAACATAAAGACGGAGATAGCTTCGGGAAAACCGAAAGCACAAGCGGTAGCAATAGCGTTAAACGTCGCAGGAAAGCCCAAAAAAAAGGGCCCTAAAAAGCAAAGGTTTAAGATATGAAAGTTTGTTTGCCTATTGAAGAAAAACTGTTGATTCTTGGAAAGATATGGGGACTGATTTCCGAGTGTTTGCACGCAGCAGAAAAGGCGGATTTATCCATCTGTGACGATGAGATTATTCCTCCGCAATTCATTCCTATCCTCACATATCTATCTTACATACAGGAAACTCTGGAGGAATGTTTGATACTTTACCAGTCTATATGTCCACTAGAGGAAAAACATGAATAAACAGTCACCAGAGGCATATGATCCGATACTTCAAGAAAAAGTTGACCAGCTTACTAAGAATCCTAACGAATACATCCTCGACTACGAGATCGAAAGGCAAGTGCATAACCTGGAAATGCGACGTCGCGAGATTCGAGCAATGGAAAAAGAATGCGAAAGAGGAGAGATCACGATTGCAGCGCTTAGAAAAGCCCTCGCAATCCTCAAAGATCCATCGTCTCACAATAAACCACATGAGGGAACCAAGTTTAAGAGAATATAATGACTATTGAACAGCTCGCTCTATTCGCAGATCTAAATCCATGCCCTTGGTGCCGCAAGACTCCAGAGTTAAGTATGCCACTAGAAGGGATAAGCTGGATTTGGACTGTAGGATGTGGAAATAGCGAATGCCCTTTCAAGCCTCAAGGGCGCCACGTCGTAATAAGAAAGAGCCAGAGATATTCGTTAGACAAGATAGCACAGAAACTAGAGCTTTTGACCTCTTACTGGAATAGCTGCAACTTCCATAGGCCTTATGAGAGGCTGCAGATTCCACTAGATAAGTGGCATGAGTTCATAAACAAGGAAAAGTATGAGCCAGTTTGAATTTGTTAAATACGAAGCTACTCCCGGAGAGAAACACTTAGGGATTGCTACAGTGAAAGCATTCGGAAAGATTGTTCTACGCTACAAGATCGTCCCAAACAAAGACGGCTCAGGATTCTTTGCAGCTTCTGCTTCTTACAAGATGCCAAGCAACGGTGGAGAAGACGCTTATATTTCGGCCTTTCTCTTGGACTCTCGAAGTGATGAAGAGGAAATGGTTGCGATGGTGCGAGCTAATGTGAAGAAGTTTATCACTCCGCACCCTCAAGCGCCAGTTGTTGAGTCACATGGATTCTCTAATGAAGAGGTTCCGTTTTGAGTATTGAATGCACCGCATATAAACAAGTTGGAAAGGGAATGGTCTTAGGGTATGCCAGCGTCTTTGTGGAGAAGTGGGGAATTGAAATCTTTAATATTACAGTCTTCCAGAAGGATGGCAAGCGTTGGATTAGCTTCCCTACGAGAGAATATGAGGACGAAGATGGTAAGAAAAAATACATTCCTCACATCCGATTCAAAAATACGGCGCACATGGACTTATTTACAAACCGAGTGTTATCCGCGATCGAAAAGTTCTGCGGAGAGCACCCAAGAACAGACTCAATCTTTTACCAGGCTTGAATGTAAAGCCGCTTTACATTTGGAGAAACAATGAATGAATGTACCAAACGAGGATGCCGAAGACTCAAGCTTTGCTGCGAGGATTGCGAAAGAGTCGTCTCGACTGCTCACCGACCAGAGGAAGATGAACATGAGTGGAAAGACATCGAAAGATTCCCTCCCGCTGAAGGAGAACGCTGCGAATACCGAATCACCGTCACCTGCAAAGGATGGTACAAACCAAATGAAGGGCAAGCGATGTTCTACGGAGACCCGAGACATCCACCGATCGGCCAAATTCAAAGCTGGCGTGAATGGAAAGAAGGCCCCGGCTTCGAAGAAGGTGTCGAGCAAGTCAAGAAGTTTACCGAAGAAAAGATCGCGGAACAACTACCTAACGACGGTGGCCCCGCTGCCTGAATATTTAGCTAGATGGTTAGGGATACGAATGCTAGGTGAACCCTTTGCAGAATACGATCCTGAGACAGGGAAGATCCGAAGAGGATGGATATACGAAGGAACGAAGTACTATGAGGCAGCGCAATGTTTGACGGAATAAACGACATTGGTTTGGTTTTACTCTGGCTAGGGGGCTCAGCCCTAGGTGGATTTTTAGGTGGAGTAGCCGCAATTTATTGGTGCAGGAGAGATGAATGAGTAATATTTGGATCACAAGCGACACGCATTTTTGCCACACGAACATCATCATGTACGAGAACCGGCCCTTTCGGAACACCGAAGAGATGAACGCGTCGATGATTTCGAGATGGAACGCAAATGTAAAGCCGCTTGACATTGTCTATCATATCGGTGACTTTGGCCTAGGAAAACCCGAAGATATGGCAGCGATCCGAAAGCAACTTCATGGCTTCATTATCCTGATCCGAGGCAATCACGATGATAGGCTAAGCAACATCGTCAAGTCTGGCTTTAATGGGGTAGCAGACGAGCTTAAGCTGCAATACAAAGACTTCTCGTTTCATATGACCCATCACCCGAATGGCGACATGCTTTACGATACGAACAACCACACGTTCATCAACATTCATGGACATGTGCATGGCAAGAAAAGAGTTCATATGAATAGAATTAATGTGTCATGCGACGCATGGGATTATACGCCCGTAACCTTGGATGATCTATTAATGGAATACAGAAAACAAAGGAAAAACAACTATGATAAGTATTAGATTTGTATACAATGATGGAAAGGACGTAAGGATTAATTTACCCGAGGATTGCTTCGAAGAGTTCTTCAAGTGCCTTAACGAACGAAAGCCGTACTGGGACAAGTCCTTTACTCAAGGATTCTGGACTAATCTTACCGATGTGCGTTTTACTGAGTTCGTAAGACAAGGAGATGCCAATGAAGCAAAACAGGAAGGATCTAGCCAACCAAATCTTGAAGGAGCTCCATGCGAAGGTGCTTGTTCAGGAGAGGCAGCTAGAATTAATGAAAGCCCAGCTGGTAACGCTGAGTGATCTTATTAATGATAATGAACCTCCCAAACCTAGAGGATGGAAGGAAAAGTTATGTAATTTAATGGAGTGCTACCCCGCATGCGAGGTGCGCTAATCCCCCAACCACAATAGGGATTGTATGAAATGGAACTACGTTAAGAGGAGAATAGATGAGTTACGTCCTCAGCAGAAAAATCCTAGAAAAATTTCTAAGGTTCAAAAAGAGCAGATCACTTCCAGCCTATCCAGGTTTGGACTCTGTCAGCCCATCGTCATCGCCAAAGATGGCACCATCTTGGGAGGACACCAGAGATTTTACATCCTTCGCACAAAGGGTGAAAAAGAGGTGGGGTGCATGGAAGCTTCGGAAGACCTTAGCCCCGCCCAAGTCGATGAGCTCACCATACGTCTTAACAAGAACTCAGGAAGTTTTGATTTTGATCTATTGGCTAACGGATACGATCCTCAAGATCTCATTAATTGGGGTTTTGATATGGAAGAACTCCACCTAGAGTCAATACCAGAACAGACTGAACCTCCAAAGCTTTGTCAGCTTACAGCTAAATTTGAAAACGAAGACGACCTGCGTCAGGCCGAATTGCAGATTGCTGCGATCATCGACCT